TGTTCCTCCGTGTTTACCGGCATACGAAAAGGGTTGGCAGGGGATGCCTGCAGAGATGATGTCCACGCATCCACTCCAGCTTGCGCCATCGAAGGTTGTGAGATCGTCCCAAATAGGCGCACGATCCAAGGTCTGTTCTTCCATCCTCGCCACGAGAATTGCCGCAGCGAAGGCATCCCTTTCGATGTAACCCACAGTTCTAGTTCCGAGTGCTGCCTGCAATCCAAGGTCGATGGCTCCGATACCAGAGCAGGCAGATAGGTGTTTGGGGTGTAAATCCATTGACTCAACTGACATGAACCTGCCTGACTGCTCCGATTTCTTGAAGCCTCATTGCCATCTTGGCTGCCGCCCTGTCCCAAGTGTGCGTTTGTTGAAGCCTCATACCGGCAGAGATAGTTAAGCTCTTATAAGCATTGTAGTCGTTAGCCACACTCAACATTTTTTCTCTGAGATCATCTTGGTCCGGCTCTGCCCACTTGCCGCCATACTGGTACAGTCCATGCTGTCCGCCTCTATGTCGATGTGTGTACTCCCATTTAAAATTTAGGGGGATCGACTTGTCGGCAAACTCTGTGCATGCCGTTGCGTTTGTGCAAATGGTTGGCGTTCCACAAGCGATTGCTGTAAACGGGACAAGGCCCCAGCCCTCGCCGGAAGTTGGATAGACCAAACAATGGACACTGCGATATAGCTCAGCTATTTCTTCGTCTGTAATCATCTGATCAATAACTGTGACTTGTGGGTGGTTATAGATGCTCCCCAGATTTTCACCATTTTTAATATTTCTGACAGAGCAGGTGCCTGATGATTTCACGATTAGATGATAATCACTGTTTCCCTCAAACAGATCCATGAATGCGTTATACGCATACTGAGCGTTCTTTCTTTCTGAGGGTGAGCCAAAAGATAAGAACACGAACTTGTCAGTCTTGGGCGGATCGTATGACATCCGATATACTTCCGGGTCAACCCCTTGGTTAAAGTCTCTAACAATACTATTGGCCTCTTGATCTTCATAGATGCCTCGTATAAATTTAGATGATGTCCATAACTCATCCATCTTTTGCATGTGTGGTAGCCAAAATTCAGGCACAGTGTCTGTCTCCCAGTAGGTCATGCCTATATTCAGCCCTGTTCCTTGCACATAAGTGTTGGGAAGGCAGTGATTGATAATTGGAGGCCCTCCTGTATCGACAGTAAATTCATACAGAATATATCTAATGGCGTCTTTCAGCTCAGGCGCCAAGTCTGACGCCCTTATGCTATGAATACCAAACTTGCGCAATGCTTCTGTATATTTGGTGAACGCATATCCGTACCCCTCTTGGGGGATGTAAGTTGACGAGTTCCAATATACAGCCTGCTTTTGGGAAATAGCATCAAGGACTGCGGGATTGATTCTCATTTACAGAAGCCTCCGTCGGTTGCTACCATTGTAGCACCCCAGATGAGCCATGCGTGCTCATGAATCGAAAAAAGTGAGAAGGAGGGGGATCGAACCCCTCAAGCGTGTCCCAAGGTAAGGGTAACTATATGGCCTGCTGCACTAACAAGCTGCTGCTCTGCACCAGCACTTCTCTTGACCATTATAGATGATTTCTTTCCAGAACACAAAAGAAGACCCCCAGACACAGCTGACTAAACCTTGCGGTAGATAGCCAAAGGTCTGAGGGCTTCATATTTAGTATATCATTTGTGTGGTTAAAAATCAACCCGAGTGGGGGGCGCTAGATATATAAACTTTTAATATTCCTTTGACTTCCGCCAAGTCTTCGCGCACTTCAACCATCTCGTCTTGTAGTCTTCCTACTTGATAAATGAGATTACCTCTTCCGTTTTTTATACCTATGTTGCTTCTATTGTTCTTTCTTTGACGAAGGTAGGCAACCGAGATTGCACCTACGTTGGTGACAATTATAGCCAACAATCCAAAAATACTGTTTATGTCCACAAGGACCCTCCGCCCAGAAGGGTCCTTTCATTTCTTGCGATCTTGCCAGTTGGCATCATTATCCTCCAATAACTCTGACTCTAGTTTATCGGATAGCGGTTTAAAACCCAAATACCACTCGACATCAGGTCTTTCACCCATAAAATACTCTGGATAGTCGTCATAGGGATCAGTCATCGTCATCAGATAGCTCTTTTCTACCATAAACCGGCAGAAGAATATCTTCAAAAACTATATATGCCTCTTCTGAAGAATAGTATAGCTTTACATAAGCCTTACGCCCCTCATAATCAAAAGCTGGGCAAGACTCATATCCGCAAACATAGATGGCCTTATAGTGAAATACGTCTTGATCCGAGTGGATCGCATTAACTAGCTGAAGCGGCCTCTCACAGAGGGCGCAACTTTTATCGGGGTATGGAAAGTCCTGCCTAACGTGACCCATCATAGGCCCGCTAGGTAAAGGATTACTCGTTTGACTCCTCATCATCATCTTCTAAACTAGATATGAAGTTAAGAATCCTTTCTAGACCCATCGGGTCGTCAGTAGAGCACCGATCTCTCATCTCTTCCATAGCGTCATCTTTTAGAGACTTCAACAGACCGCCTATCATGCAGTCTACACCACCGATAGCCAATTCAAGTCCAGTGATCATAAGCCTCAAATGCCCCACGGTCATTGGGTAATCATCTGACGGAGAGGTCATGTAAAAAACCGGAACTAAACCATCGTTAGGCTCCGGTATGAGCTTGACCGTTAAAGACATCTCACTGATATCTGATATGTTCTGCCCTGTTGCCGGGATTATTTTCAATTTATCACTCCCTGCTGAATGCTGCCACTATTGGAGCAACCAGCAAATATACAGCACTGATCATCAGCACTATACTCAAGTATCCTACCACAGTTCCGTTTATTTTAAAAGCAAGCCACCAAGCTCCGCCTACGAAGAGGCTCCAAAGCAGGTGGGCAATCACCTGTCCAAATAGTTTTGTCATGAAAATCAGTATATCAGAAAAAAAATCCGTTCGGAGGTTGGGAAGTCGATTTTTCCGTGGTATCCTGTAATGGCGTGCCCAGCAATCTAGCATGCTAGTAACTAGCAATCAGTACTAGTAATACCTATATAGTTTAAGATTACTTAATTACTACTATCTAGTAGCTAGTAACTAGCATGCTAGCTAGCTAGTAACTAGGATATTAAAAAGATTAAAATGGCTGAAAGAGAACTGGAGAATAAACTTTATTTAAATAGTCTCAAGTGTAGCTAGTTCTGGTATACTGTAGGAGAACTGAAAAGAACCGGAGATTTATGAAGTACATAGCTCTTGCAGAGTGTGATGATTGTCCACCCACTCCAGTAATTGATGAGGAATATATATCAGTCTGTAAAATAGACGGTGAGTATTTAGGTATTACTAGGTGTCAGTGGTGTAAGAGACCTATCCAGTATTGGATGCCTGAAACAGATGCTTTTGAACTTAGAGATATGGGGGTTGAAATTCTAGTATGGGTGTAAAGACAGATATATCTTGGTTTACCCCTCAGTCTGTAGATGCTACAGGTTCTTCTTGGAGGAGTGCTGGTTATACTGAGGTATCTCTTCAGATATTTAAGTCTCTCCTTGATAAGGATCAGAGAGTGCTGTGGAATGCTTCTGGTACTAAGGTTCATATAAATTATTGTATCCCCCTCTATTACCAGTTTCCTAGTGCTAAGGTTATTGGTTACACTCCCTGGGAATTCTCAGATATACCCTCAGCTTGGTTGGACAATCTAAACAAGTGTGATCAGATATGGACTACCTCTACTTGGTGTGCTGATGCTTATAAAGAATGTGGTTTAGATCCTCAAGTAAGAGTTGTACCTCACGGTATCTCTGAGGAGTGGAAGGTTGAAGAGAGAGAGATTGGCGATAAGTTTTATTTCCTGCATGTAGGTGGTGAGCTACCTAGGAAGAATGTGAGACTAGTCATTAAGGCATTCTTAGAGTTGTATGATGGTGATGAGAACTATCATTTAATTCTGAAGGCCACTGATGCCATCGCTAACCTAAGTCTAGATCCTTCTCTTGAGGAAATTAAAAACCACCCACAAATTACAGTGATAACACAGTTTCTTTCCGAGGATGCTCTGATCTCTCTGTACCACCACAGTCACTGCATGGTGTACCCCACCCAAGGCGAGGGGTTCGGGCTTATTCCATTTCAGGCGATAGCGACAGGCATGCCAACCATCTGTACAAACTTGACGGGGTGTACAGAATATGCGGATTTATCTATGCCTCTTAAAGCTGAGTTTCAGCAAGCGTCTGCGTTAGATATCGAGGAGCAGGGGCTCCCGTATGATGAAGAAATTCTCGTAGCCGTGCCTGACTATAATCATCTTCTAGAGTTGATGAAAGAGACCACAGATGACTACCTCTCGGTCAAAGGCAAGGCCATGCGTGGAGCTAGATATTTGCACCAATTTCAGTCGTGGGATTTTGTCACAGACCGAATGTTGGACTTTTTGGGGCTATAGCAAAATAAATTCTGCAAAGCCTTTGGGTTGGAATCGGCGTCGTGGTAAACTGGTATTCCTGCACTAAACAAGCGTCCATCGAGATGCTGTAGTCGGCATTTTGAAGGAGGAAAAGTGGCCATTGTTAACGATACGATAAGTCTGACTGAGACCAGTCAGGTGACTGATGAGGTGAACGGTGGAGGTATAACTATCCCATCGTTTTTTAGAAAGGGTGGATATCAGGGTTATAAGATTTTCTTAGACCGGTATGCGCTTAAGGCTCCTAAGGGTCGGGTGTCAGTTGGCGATATCGTTTTGGCAATTATCGCTGTGGACCCTAAGTGGCCGGTGAAAGAGATTGCTATTGTTGATGAAGCCATGGGTGATGATAGAATGGTTTCTGTCACGACCTATCACGGGGTATCATATAAGGTTGATATTGATCTTATTACGAAGCCCCTAGAGTTGGAAGTCGATGACGTTAAGAGGCGTGTAGCTAAAGCTATGGCTGCCAATGAGATGGAGGCAGACGCCGAGCAGGTTGAGGACGCTTATCATAGCATCTTGTTTGATTATTTTATTCCCGGTGGTCGCATTCTGGCTGGCGCTGGCGGCAAACAGTTGACACTTTCAAATTGTTTTGTCTTGCCAAGCCCAAAGGATTCTAGAGGAGGCATTTTTGATAGCGTCAAGGAGATGGCAGAAACTCATTCGAGGGGTGGAGGCGTGGGTGTCAACCTGTCTTCTCTGCGCCCTAGGTATTCTCCTGTTGTTGGCGTTAACGGCGTCTCTAGTGGTGCTGTCTCTTGGGGAAAGATGTATAACCTTTCTACGGGGCTTATCGAGCAAGGGGGGTCACGGCGCGGCGCCACGATGCTGATGATTCATGATTGGCATCCAGATGTCGAAGAGTTTATTTTGGCTAAGCATGTTGCCGGTGAATTTGAAAATGCCAATATGTCTGTATGTATTTCTGATATATTTATGGAAGCATTGAGGAACGATGCTGACTGGGATCTAGTGTTTCCCGACACTCAAGACCCTGAATATGATGAGCTATGGGATGGCAACCTACACTATTGGAAAGACGTACTTGGTAAAAAAGTTGTTGTATACAAGACGTTAAAAGCTAGTGCTATCTGGGAGTCCATAGTGTCGTCTGCATGGGCATCCGCAGAACCTGGTATTCACTTTTTGGAGAGATCTAATAAGATGAGCAACTCTTGGTACTTTGCTCCACTAGTTGCAACTAATCCTTGCGCGGAAGAAGTACTGGAATCTTATGGTGTTTGTACTCTTGGCGCTATTGACTTGTCTAAGTTCGCAACGTCTTTTAATGGTTCTACTGAGATGGACTGGGATACGTTTCGATACGTGGTTCACAATGCTGTTCGTTTTTTGGATAGTGTTATTGACGTTAATGAATATCACATCAAAGACATCGAGGAGAGTCATCTGGGTAACCGCAGAATTGGCCTTGGCGTTATGGGTATTGGAGAGCTTCTCGTAAAAATGAAGCTAAGATACGGCTCTAAAGACAGTCTAATCTTCCTAGATGAGCTGTTTAAGACGCTAGCTGTGGAGGCGTACAGCGCTTCTGTCGATCTGGCTCAAGAGAAGGGGCCGTTCCGCCTGTTCAATGCAGACGCATTCCTTGCTTCTGGCTACATGAAGCGCATGCCTGAGGAGGTTCGTGAGAGGATATCTAAGTATGGCATCCGCAATGTCACACTGCTTACCGTTGCCCCCACGGGGACTACAGGTACGATGATGGGAACGTCCACAGGTATTGAGCCCTACTTCGATTGGAAGTATACACGCACCTCTCGCTTGGGTACTGAAATTGAGACCGTTCCAGTCATTGAAGACATGGGGCTTGATCTAAGCGATCTTCCCGGCTATTGCGTAACAGCAATGGAAATGCTGCCAGAGCAGCATCTGGCGGTTCAGGCGACCGCACAGCGGTGGGTTGATGCCGCTATTAGCAAAACGATAAATTGCCGATCTGACATCTCTGTTGAGAGTGTTGACAAGTTGTATCGTTTGGCTCACGAACTTGGGTGCAAGGGTGTCACGATTTATCGTGATAACTCCCGCAATGAACAGGTGCTTAACAACGTTGGTGTTGAGCAGTTGGAGTTGGACTTAGATGATGGCGCTGATGAAGAGCTGGCGTGCCGTATTGATAGTTCTGATTGTAAAACATGTGCCCTGTAAGGTATGAACAACAACCCCGATTGGCAATCATATTGGTATGAAAACAGGGAGGGCGATATGGAGGAGTTGGAGATGTATGTTGACATTTCGCCTCCGCCGACCCTCAACATCCACGGCCTGCATGGGAAAATAGAAACCTTTTTTCTCATTGAAGACGAATCCGACCTTTCTTCTGAATAATTTGAACGATATGTTGGGTTTTTTGTCCGCCTTGTGGTAGTATTTATACCATGAGTGATCAATTCATGAAAAATAAGGGCAACGTGTACGTCCCTCAGTCTGCTTTTGGCGTTTGTTTCTGGAGAATGCCTGATGGGGGCATGATCTCTGATTCTGACGGCAATTACATGTGTGCAGAGGGCATGATTAACGATCCGGTGGTAGAAAAGCACATGCGTGAAGCAGCACGCTACTGGACAGGCTCTAGCGACGGGGAGCCCGTTTGGAAAGACGGGACAAGAAAAGTCACACAGGAGGAGTTGGATTTGCAAGAGGAGCGCCTAGAGGCGGGCTTGATTCCCGATCCATATGAGGATGTTCTTAATACTCTCTCAACGAGGCAGGGCAGGTGAATATGAATAAGACCTCTTTCGTAGAGGATGCAGACTCAGATAATGAGGTCGATGACATTAGCTACACTCAGACTGTAACTAAGTTGAGTGTTACCGATCCATTTAAAAAGATTGACAAGTCACGCCAGTCCGCCAAGATGAAGGGGCGGTATACAAGACTTCAGAAGGCTGCCAGAAAGAATACCGGCAAGGGGGGATCTTCATCCAAGCATCTTGACCCTGAAGGCATTGACGGGTATGCTCTATATGACGTTATTGAGCCGCCCCATGATATGAATATCTTGGCAGATCTGTACGAGACTAACACAACTCACTTTGCTGCGATTAACGCTAGGGTTGCCAATACGGTCGCCCTTGGTCACATGTTCGTAGATTCAGCCAAGACAAAGCGAAGGATTGAGCGGTCGGATACGCCAAATAAAAAGAATAAATTACGTCAAGAGCTGGTCAGAGAGCGAAAGAAGCTGGACAGACTTCTTGATGAATCAAATCTTGATGATACGTTTGTAGAGACCATGATTAAAGCGTGGACTGATTACCTAGCCACCGGTAATTGCTACTTGGAGATCGGCAGAACCAATTCTGGCAAAATTGGTTATCTTGGCCATGTCCCGTCTGTGAATATGAGGGTTAGGCGAAGCAGGGATGGATATGTTCAAATAGCTAAGAGCAGCAAGATCCAGGCGGTATTCTTTAGGAATTTTCAAGATCTAGAAACATCTGATCCTATCAATAGTGATCGCCGCCCTAACGAGATTATTCACTTTAAGGCATATTCTCCAACTACTAATTATTATGGCGTGCCTTCTGCTGTAACAGCTATTGGTGCGATTCTTGGTGATAAGTATGCTAAGAATTATAATATTGACTACTTTGAGAATAAGGCGATACCTAGATATGCAATTATTCTCAAGGGTGCAAAGCTGAGTAATAAGTCTAAGCAGGAGTTGGTTAACTACTTTAGGACAGAGGTTAAGGGTCGCAATCATGGAACTTTAATCGTTCCTCTGCCTGCGTCTCTCGGCGGCGACGTTGATATAAGGTTTGAGAAGCTAGAGAGCAATATTCAGGATGCCTCGTTTGATAAGTATAGGAAGTCCAACAGGGATGAGATCCTTGTGGCCAATCGTGTTCCCGCACCTAAGGTTGGCGTGTATGATAACGCTAACTTGGCGGTCTCTAGAGATGCTGATAAGACGTTTAAGGTCCAAGTTGTTGGTCCCGATCAAAAGATTATAGAAAAGAAGATGAACGCAGTCGTGCGAGAATTTACTGACCTGCTTGAGTTTAGATTTGAGCAGATCGATCTAGTGGACGAAGATGTGCAGTCTAAGATTCGTGAGCGCTACCTTCGCACTGAGGTTATGTCACCAAACGAGGTTCGTAGTAATCTTGGCCTCCCAGACAGGGATGAGGGTGATGATGTACTGCCATATCCAAGCAACATTAGGCTCATGGAGCTTGAGATGCAGACGGGTGTGAATCCGTTTACAGGTGAGGATATGGAAGATAAGACCCCTAGCAAGCCAGAGGGCGCACCGGAGGGAAATGACAATGCTCAGGTTCCTCCTAGAGGCGATGACTCTGCGAACCCGGAATCTGAAAATGAGCGTGGGTCTGCTCAAGATTCTGACGGGGTTCGGGAACAAAAATAATAGGAGGATGGTATGTACGGAACAAGCTCTATATTGTATTCCAGTACCGGTGTTACTAGCGCCGCTGGCGCGGTGTCGATTAATCATCACACTGATGCAATCTATTTCTACAACACGCATGCGTCAACTGACGCTAGCATACAGCTAAATGGTAACAGGTCTATCCTGATTCCTGCGGGCAGTAAGGAATATGTTTGCGTCCCCGGCGACTATACGAAGTTTGAAGTAACTACTGCATCAGTAACTGTTGCAGTCTATGCGATTGGCTGATTGTTATTTAGTCAATTTCATGGTATATTAGTGCTGTGACTTCGCAAGGAGGAAAATATGCATGACTATGATCTGCAATTAAGCTTCCCGATCTCTTTTATTAAGAAAGAAGAGCGGGTGGTTGTGGGTATTGCCACATCTGACAATATTGATAAGTCAGGTGATGTGGTTGATTTTCAGGCCTCAGTGAGTGCTTTTGGAAATTGGCAAGGCAATATTCGTGAAATGCATCAGCCTCTAGCGGTAGGAAAAGCTGTTGGGTATCGCTCGGTCGATATCAATCATGAAGGACAGAACTTTAAGGGGATCGAAGTATCCGCTTATATTTCTAAGGGAGCCGAAGACACTTGGCAGAAGGTACTAGATGGAACTCTAAGTGCTTTCTCGATTGGTGGCCGTATTATGGAGCGTGTTGAAGACGAACACAGAATGTTCCGGGGCCATCCAGTAAGCGTTGTCACTGAGTACGAACTCGGTGAACTAAGTCTAGTTGATAATCCAGCTAACCCTGCAGCAAATATAACGCTAGTAAAGGCAGATGACGCTGGACTTGTCTATGCGTTGGATGTGGAAGATGTGGAGTGTAATAAGTCGGGGGATTCTACTGTATGTATCACTTCTAGTGGCACACACGGGAGTCCTGTAACGACATTTACCAACTCTTCTGATTACAGTGCGGTCTATTGTGGCTGCGATATTGCTAAAGATTTGCAATATAAAGAAAATTCTGCTAATATTCCTAACATGGACAACACAGATAATGTCGTTGTGCCTGACGAGGACGCATCTGAGGATGTGTCCACTGAAGACGTAACGACGGATGTATTGGAGTCAGCCGTGTCTAATGACATGGCTGATGGGATCTCACTTCTTCGCAGGTTCTTAACTTGGCTTGCCGATGACTCTGATGAGGATTCGGAGGGTCTTGTTGATTCTACTGACGAGGGTGTGGAAAAGTCCGCTGAGGCACAAGATGAAATTGAGCTTGTAGCTGACGATATCAATGATGAAGGAGACGATATGAATATCGAAGAACTCACAGCAACTCTTGCTGCTGTCATTGATGAGAAGCTGGCTGACTTTGCCAAGGCCTCGAAAGAAGATATCGAGACCGTAGTCGAAGAGAAGCTTGCTTCTGCTATTGAGACAGTAAATGAGAAGCATGAGGATCTTGCAAGCAAGATCGAAGAAACAAACAAAGAAGTCACTGAGCGTGTAGAGGGGATCAGCGAACGTGTTGAGACCGTTGAAGACGCCGGTGCAATTAAAAAGAGTGTCGATGAGACAGAAGTAGAAGAGGACGAGGCAATCGAAAAGGTTGCCGATGACGATGAAGAGGGTTCCGTATGGAACAACCTGTATCTTCCTCAGGAGCTTATTAAGTCTCTAGGATACAAGTCATAAGGAGGAAAGATACAATGGCTAATGAAGACCTTCTCCAAAAGGCAAATGAAGTAACAACCAGCGTAGTAGGGAATGCCAGTGGTGGTATTCTCAAGCCCGCTCAGGCCAACCGCTTCCTCGATTTCGTTGTCGATCAGTCTGTGCTTATGCAACAGTCTAGAGTTGTGCGCATGCGCAGCGACTCGATGGAAATCGACAAGGTATCAGTAGGGACTCGGCTACTTGCTAAGGCAACTGAGGCTACAGACACTGGAGCAAATGCAGCGGTAACCTTCTCGAAGGTTGCTCTGACGACTGTTAAGCTTAGGCTTGACTGGGAAATCAGCA